ATATGAGATGACTGTACTACAGATCTTTCTACATTACCTACTAATTCACTAGTATTAATAGATCCTTGTCTTTGTCTTGATACTCCTGAAAGTTCCCCAACCATCTCTTCTATCTTCATCATAAGTTGAATATGGTCACTTATAACAGAAGACATTGTTAAGTCCTGAGAAGAAAACTGATTAAAAGATGCAGGTTTTCCACCTTCTCTTCCTGGCACATCCCATCCTTCTTCGTAAGGGTTAAAAAAGTTTATACCCATAGCAGAAAGATAATGCATCCATTTTTCAGTAGATACCCCCATAGATTTAGGAATCTGGGTAATATCCATATTAATTACCCTACCTTTATCCCTAGCCAGAGCAACTTCTAATCTGTACCATATTACCAGATACATATATTGAAGAGGTTTCATTATCTCTACCAAAGATTTAGATCTAGTATTATCATTGTTATAAACAGATCCTATATAAGGTAATTTTTGCGAGTTAGGATTATCAATAGAAATATGCTGATTAGGAATAGGATTAATACCAATATAGATATCATCCCCTATTCTGTAACCTTCCCAAATCTCAGTAACCCATTCCCATTCAATATCTTCATCGTCAGAAGGAACGTATTCTTCGCTTACAGTTTCAATCTGCTCTTCTCCATCTTCATCAAAATAAGTTAGAAAACCTACTTTAACAAAAGATCTCCAAGTGACATGCCAAACATCTATAGCTTCAGAATCAAATTCTTCATCATATGTATTCTGTGGAAATGTTTTAAATACTATCTTATTAAAATCTCCGGAACTTTGTCTGGAAGCATTGTTAGCATATTGAAATTTGTCCAAGAGTTCATTAAGATCAGATTCGTCCATTATATCATAGAGCCTGTCGTATATAGAAGATACAGTCATTCTCATTCTCCGAACTGCCCAATCACCGTCTTCTATAAACTGTACTTCTGGACTGTCGTCGTAACTGAAAAATACTGGATTAACTCTCTCATGTACAGGTTCACCGTTAAGAACACTTACATAATGTACTTCTACATTACCTATAAGACCATCTTTAAAACCGTGAACAAACTTGTTTTTTATATCCAACTTCTCATTCAAATATTGAAGTGAATGATAGGCAGTTTTTTCAGCAATATCTGAATAGTCATAATTCATATATTTACCTATAGCCTCTATTTGCTGAATATCTTCTTCTGTAACAGGATCTTCTTCATTGCCTCTACTTGCTCTATCTACGATAGCAGCAGTAAGGAGCTGTTTATATTTTTCCTGTATTTTAGAAGTGGCTTCTTCATTAGTTTGGATTACTTTGTATGAATAAGGACGCTTAGTTTCTTCTCCAATAAGAAGATCTATTTTAGGTTTGATAATATTGAAATCTTGAATGTTAGCAGGGAATCCGTCATCTACCCGATAAGGATCTGTAACATATTTAAAATCATCTTTATCAAATACACTATTATACAAATCGTAAGCTATCTTCATTCTAGTCTTTTTACTCTTACCTTGAGAGTAATTTAAATCATACCTAGATATGTAATAATCCACATTTGCCCTTTTCCATTCTTTTCCTTTTTTAGCAATAGGAAGTTTCTGAATAGGGGGTTGATTAGATCCGCTAGCTGAATTCATTTTTTATACTTTAAATTTTAAATAAACACGTGTCTTTGTTTTTTCTCTTCTGTAAAAATAGGCTCAGGAAATAATAAATTTTTCCTTACCATCTCTTTTTTCTTTTTTACATGTACATGGTGCAACTGCTGGTTATAAAGCATTACCATCATAAATGCCATAACACGGTCAAAGTTGCCGTCATCATTATAAGATATCAATTCCTCTAAAAGCGCTTCGGAATATATCTTAGTAAGATTTCTTTTTCCTGGTTCGTATTCTTCTATGAGCCAATCTTTAATAGCTCCTTCTCCCCAATCTTTAATAGGGGTATTCATATGTATACCTTTCTTTCTATCTACTGAAGAATCCTTTACAATATCTCTTAACAGGTCTCCAGGCTGATCTGCTAATAAATAAGTACAGTGATTTCTTTCAAAATAGAAAAACAGTCCTTTCTTTTCATTCTCATATAATGCAGTAGCATTATAGTATAATAGAAGTCTTCTTACATTCTCGTAGTACTCATTAGCTGTTTCAGGTCTTCCTGTGTATTCTGCTACTACTAAATCATGGTACTTCTCAAAGGTTTGAAATCTCTTATAAATTAAAGTAGAACCTAAAGAGTTTGTACCAGATTTGTCATGGTCATACGGGTCAATTCCCGCTATATACATTCCATAGGGAGCATTTTCTGCAGGGTGTTCCCAGATAACTATCTGCCCTGTAGGATCGTCATTTTTATCTAATTTATATTTTGTTATATCTTTCCTCTGTGCCTTAGCACTAGGGCGCCATTTAACTTCTCCTTTAGAATCAAAATACAGCTCTCCTACCTGCTTAAATTCTTTTACTTTATCGTTATTTCTAATGTACGATAGTTGTTTCTGAAGATCTGCTTTTGGAAATATATTAGTACTTATATTAAGAGTCGCTTCTGCTGGGGTACAATTGTGTGCCCATATCCCATTAGCAGACAGGGTATGATCCTTTGTCGTAACATCCCAGACCTGCTCTACAGAGTATTCTTCTATACTTAAGATAGTTCCAAAAGTGTAATCCCTATTAGATAGCCTATCTTTCCTAGGCTTTATATTATCTGTTTTTCTCTTAGATAAGAAACCTATTTCAGATATATACTTTTCAACATCTATCGATCGTACTCCTAATTTATTTTCTGCATAAGTATATCCATTGCTGTTTATTCTATATTTTTGAGATAATTTAGAATGTATGTCATATCCCCTTAATAGGAATTGAACTTTCTCTAGTACTTCCACATGTTTAAGTCCTAATCCTATAGAAGTTCCCGAACTTGTAGAATGTCCGTCAGCATCAAACAGTCCTTTTAAAAAAGCCGCAACAACCGACTTAGGACTTTTTAAAATATAGTCTGGTACACATACTTTTCTTTTATAACTTCCGTCAGTTATTTGTTTAAGCATTCCTAACTGATCATATACTTTCTGTGCGGCCTTGTTATATACATTAACAGTTACCATATTTTTCTTAGGGCTGTGATCTTTTATAATAGGATTTCCTAAGTTAGCCTTAGCAAAGTTTTTAAACCAATTATAACTCTCTACATCTCTAACATCGAAAACAATTTGCAAATCTCCCGCTTTAGCGTAATAGGACCCATCTCCCATATACAGCCCAAGAAATGTAGCCCAATCCTCATCTATTTTTAATTGGGTATTTATTGAAGGAATTGCTCCTTTAATATCCACATATTGGTATTCTTCTGAAAATATAGTAGAAGAATACTTGATCTTATCTCCTACTTTATAATCGCTTAAGGGTCTATAACTCTTTCCATCATACAGCTCATGGTTAGAAGTAGCTCTAAATTTAACTCCGTCAGATGTAACTACTTCGTAGGTAAGTTTATTACCTGTTATCCAAGCATCTGGATGATCTTCTATCCTATGAATTCCTTTATCCGTGCTTATAAAAGTATCTCCTGGAAAACAAGGCTGTTCTGCAATGTGCCTGTCAATAGCCCTTTTATCAGAGGCATTATCTATAACCCTCTGTCTTTGTTCTAATATATATTTTTTACTAAGCCTTACATCAGTATTGCCATCTTTATCCATAAAAGGTTTACCGTGATCTGGATCGCCAGGATTATCGTAGTTACCTTCTAGGTTAGCATATTGAGGAATAAAAAATCCGCACTTTTGACCTGCAGCGTCAGGGTCCCAAACATTTTCAAAAGCTAGACAGTTATAAGCATCAGGTCTTTCAAATAGTTCTTTTAAAGATTCAAAATCTGCACACTCCGTTCCTCCGGTACCGAACGCAATCATAGTACCGAATACATAAGATCCCTGTTCTACAGAAGGTCTAGCAATCTGCCAAGATTGTAAGAGATTAGGAAATTTACCTGCCTCTTCAAATACTATAAGTTTACCTGCTTTACCACGGGCTTTCTGAGCATCGTTTTTAAGAGTAACTCCAATAATCTCAGATTTATACCCAAGCTCTACCTGTACTCCGCTTCTATCCCTACTTAGGAAAGACGCTCTCTTATGCATCTTCTGATCCATTCTTTGACGTTTCTTATACCAAGCAGTATGCTGGTCAATAAAGTCCATTCCGTCCCAAGCCTTGGTTAGAATACCATCCTTAGTAAGATACTCAGCTTCAGAAGCCAAAGCGAATCCTTTTGACTCTTTTAAGAAATAAAAATTCCTATCAAGCATTGAACCTAGTTTATAGCTATACCCTTTACGACGTGCCTTTAACACTGTCATATGGTGCCCTGATTTTTCTGCCTCTTCTACTGCTTCGAAAAAGAATCTATCATAATCATAAAACCTAGGAAAGTCTCTTTCTTTTATAATCCTTTTAGAAATAGTTTTATTTTTATTTTCAGTCTTTACCTCTTTTACTAGGTTAATTGGAAAATAATTTAAATAGAAGTAAAAATACCCAGGTATCTTATCACCATCCTCAGCAGTAAATCCATTAATACACCTGTCCGCTTCTGTACTCCAAAATTTCAAATATTCAGAAGTCCCAGGAGGAGCAAAAGTATAGTTGCCATATTTTTGAAAATGAATGGCAGGCTTCCTAAATTTATCTGAGTTTTTTGTTATTTTTAGACTTACTCCCATTCCTCTTAGTATTTTTAAATTTCTTTAAAGACTCTTCTATAAGACCTATAATATAATCCATTAAATATGCCAGGGCCTCTTGATTATCTACATCTACTTTTACATCTATATAATCTAACATATCGAACGCACTATGTAGTGCTTCATGTGCTATATGTCTAGAAGTAACAGTGCTAGTTTCTAAAGCAATTACATAGTGAATACTTTTAAGTTTTTCATTTGTAATATAAGTAGAAAACCCATCAGTAGTAGCGTGTACTTCCATCGAAATTTCATAATCTTTTTCTATTCTAGCTGCTGCTTCTTGTATTGAAGTTCCTATATACACATTTAATGCCCTATC